TAGTGTACCGTCTCCGTCTGCGCAAGCTTCTAGCTCTACGCAGCCATCTCCTTCTGCACAAGCATCTAGTTCTAGTGTACCGTCTCCTTCTGCAAAAGCATCTAGCTCTAGTGTACCGTCTCCTTCTGCGCAAGCATCTAGCTCTACTGTACCATCTCCTTCTGCGCAAGCATCTAGCTCTACTGTACCATCTCCTTCTGCGCAAGCATCTAGTTCTACTGTACCATCTCCTTCTGCACAAGCATCTAGTTCTAGTGTACCGTCTCCTTCTGCACAAGCATCTAGCTCTACTGTACCATCTCCTTCTGCACAAGCATCTTCATCTGCGCAGCCATCTAGTTCTGCACAAGCGTCTAGTTCTAGTGTACCATCTCCATCAGCACAAGCATCTAGCTCTGCCTCAACAAGTCCATTTCCCAGTGGAACAAGTAGCATGAGTCCTCTAGCGACATTTACATCTGTGCCATCTAGTTCTGCTACATCGACATCAATTACAACAGCGACATCAACTTCATCAGCAACTTCTACAGCGACAGCGACTGGAACAGCGACTGGAACAGCGACTGGAACAGCGACGGCATCGTCATCGGCATCATCATCGGCATCATCATCGGCAACAGCGACTGGAACAGCGACTGGAACAGCGACTGGAACAGCGACACCATCATCATCCGCAACAAGAACAACGACTGCAACAACTTCATCGTCATCATCGGCGACAGCAAAAGCAACAATAAGCCCAACAACCAGTGCGAGTGCCACTGGAACTGCAACCTCAACTGCAAAAGCAATGCTAGCAGCAATCCCACTAAATCCCGCTAATCCAGCAAACGTGCCTCAAGACTCTCTTATTGGTATCGGTGTAGGAGTAGGCATCAGTGCTCTAGCTATTATGTGGTCTGTCGCAAGGCATCTACATAATAAACGAATTGCGTTTCTAAATTATCTGAACGATGTAACACACGCAAAAACTCTAAGACTTCGTGTGCTCGTAACAGAGAATCCTCTACAACCCAGAGTAAGAAAGAATAGTTTAACAAACAGTCCTAAACCTGAGGGCGAGGAAATATTTTAAGTGGTCAGAACAAGGTAAAAATATTCCTTCTTCTCAACATGCTAGATAATTGTTTTTTAATTACGCGATCTCCAAGCTGCGGCGGTTGACGTCAGGCTCGATTGTGCTCTGGTTGAACACGCTGACAGCCACCTGGGGATTCGGCGGCTCAGAGCGCATCTGGTAGTTAGCATTACGTAAGCTCTGTCCAACCGTGTTTACGCCGATGAGCGCACCTGCACTCAAGAAGTTCTTACCCTTGAGGGAGCCAGTACCCATCGGGTTCTGCTGCGCCCAAACCGAGTTCGGGTCCTTCGGTAAGAGCTCACCAGGTGTGAGCTGGTCACGCGGGTAGCAGCCAGCAGGCGCATCCGCATTACCGAACTTCGCCGGTCCCTCCATGTCAGACAAGTCCGCATAGCCCTCAGAACCAGCATTCGGCGGTAAAGCCGCATTCGGATTGTTCAGGTTTGCCGCCTTCTGCGCTTCACCTGACGTATCATTCGTTGCGTTCACCTTGTAATTAGCATTTGATGATAATACGCCGTTCGCGTTATCCACAAATGAATCTCTCATATCCCTCATGCCCAGCAGACGACCGACATATGAAGGATTTAACAAATAAGCAGCACCAACAAATACAGCAAGCACTACAAGTGCCAAAACTAGTGTACGAATATCTACTGCAACAGAAGCCATCGTTGTTCCTGTATTAGTGAAAGACCATATTTTTTTTAATATAGCCTGTTTTTCACTTTAATCTTCATCCTCGGATTCAGAAGATAAGTCAGAAGAACCATCTCCTGCAGGCGTGCCGTATTTTTGATAATATTTCTCAGCAAGCCGATCTGCCCGGAGGTTCGCAAGTGCTGCCCGAAGTCTTGCTTCTCTAACCCTCTTTCTCTCCGCTGAAACGGGTGTATTCTCATATTCAAGTGTCATAAGTCGACTATCAAGTGTCATTGGAACTTCATGTTCATCCATAGTTACTGAAGGCTGAATCTGAATTGTTCGGAGATCACGTGCCGGAGAACTACTGCGAGAAGGCGCCGTGAGATTCAGGAAATCAGAAGGAATTAGAGGTGGACAGGGCTGCGCGACACATGACCACACTAAGCAGAACTCTTTGGATTTTATAATCATTGCTTTAATTGACCAATAAAGTACATAGTGTTCATCGGCTGCAAGGTCTTCAGACACATTCCACTTGTGTGTGAGTCGGGGAAGTATGGCTGATGTACGCAGAGGTGTCGCAAAATGTCTAGATGTTTTCTCAATAAATTGCTCTAGAAAAGACTCGAGCTGTGCCGGAAGTGGGTGGGGAACATTCTTGGCAGCAGATGAACCAAGACCCTGTATAGTTAAGATTAAAGATGCACCAGATATCTGAAACATATAAGATGAATCTTTAGAATTCCATACGGGATTCGTTATTTCGAGAATTCTTTCCACAGTGTTTTCCATCGTATTCTACTTAGAATTATTTCATTTCCTTTAAGAAGGATACGTAATGGAAAATAAACCGGGACCCTCAGTTACAAAAACTAAAAAACCAACTATGTGGGAAGGTGTCGTAGAAAAATCAATTATAATGTTAAATGACACACGTAATCAAAAACGTATTCAACAATTTATTGTAGATCCTGTACTCAATCATGTAATGAATCGTGTGTACCCATATATATTGCTTATTTGTGTTCTTTTTACTCTACTTTTAGTTGTAGCTATGTTAACTTTTGCGATTGTATTCTTACAAATGCGACAGTCTATGCCCGGCATAAGTGCGGGTTCTATTAACACGATCCTTCCAGTACTAGAATAGAAATGAATACAAGCGAACTTGCGGTTTGGGTAAGAAATTGGGTACATTATGATAATCTAGCACTTGGACTCAATCGTCAAGCACAAAATGCTCGGCATTTGAGAGAGGACTTTGAGATAAAAGTGATGGATTTTTTGAAGGCAAATTCTATGGAAAATGCTGTTATTCAGATTGCTGGTGGACGACTGGTTGTAAATGAAGAAAAACATTCACAGCCGCTCACACTCCTACGTATTGAGGAACTTCTTCACGGATATTATGCTGCGAAAGGTGCAACGGGAGCACTTGATGAAAGTCAAGCGATTATGAAGTTTATCAGAAAGCAGCGTGGATTTGAAATAACAAAGAAGCTTAAGAAACAGGCGGGTGGACTGACTGCGCCTTTGCCTCAGCCACCTGCACTGCCACCTTTACCACAGCCACCAGCATTACCACCAGGAAAGAAGTAGCATAAAGCCGTCGCGCAAAAAAGATCTAGGATATTTCGCAGTCATCAAGTATTATGAGCATACCTAAAATTACAAGCATAAAAGAGAAAAAGTGGCGCGAATGGTTACACGAACATGTATTTTTTGAAAATCGTGTAGTTGAAAGATATAAAGCATATCGTGTTTTTGCCCATACTGCTCTGATTCCCTTTGTAAAAAAGAATGGATATAGTTGGATATCTGAACAAGATATTCCAAATCATCTAGCAAATCTGATTTTTTATAAAAACGAGTGGTTATATCAAGAGGATAATACGCCCGAAAACTTCGACTATTTTACTGTGCGGCGTATAACACAAGATAAGTGGGACGACTTTTGGTCTTATTGGGGGTATTTTGTAGATTTTTCAGAGGAAAATCAACAAAATCGTTATAAAATTCTACCCTTTGTGTGGAATCGTCTAGATTTAGTAGCGTCGCGAGCATCAGATGATTTAGAATGGGAAATGAATGATATTAAATTCGAAGAATCTACTGTTCTAAATACAGAACCTTATGGAACCTATATCAAAGATAAGCATAGCTTATATTGAATTAACTTGATATCCATTTATTACCGTTGAAAGGGAGAACACCGATGTTATCTGCCTCTGAACGAAACTTGTTAACTTTCTTCTCTACTTCCAAAGCGCCCGCTGTCAGGGGTTGTCCTGTGCGCTTCGCAACGATCGCCTCGTCGTGTGTAGACTGTGCCGGCTTCGGTCCATAGCAATTGACACCGAAACGGAGTTCAGGATTGTCAAAATAGCCACCATTGATTCCAGGGCGTCCGCAGGCACCACGTTCATCCTCAGGTCCAGCCTGAAGTTTCTGCCATGTATCTGTCTGCGTCGGGAAAATCGCATTTTGTCCCTTCACCCAACCGTAATTACACCAGTCCGCACCCTTGTCCCATGCCGCCTTTACTTGATCATAGGTTGCAAGTTCAGCGCCGAGCGCTTTACATAAAGGCTGTGCGTCGTAATATGTGAAAGTGTTTTTGCTCACAGCAAATACTTCGGAGCCGGGCGCACCCGTCGGTAACATCTTCTCAGCGATCGTCGTAGGAATTTTGGATTCTTGATCAGGCGGCACTGAAGGTTTAGTCACTTCATTTTTATCTGAAGGAGGCGGGGGCGCAACCTCCATACCGAGAGCATTACGCACAGATGTAAAGAATGAATTTAATCCATTTGTAATTTCTTGCTGGAAAAACACGAAAACAACACTAAAAATAAAGACGAGTACACCGAAAATCATAAGCATTGTAATCCAGCCTGCTTGTGCCGTAGACTCAGTGGTAATAGGTAAATTAATAGGTGCAATACCAATGTTTTTTACAACATTGTTAACGCCTTTACTTATATTATTTGCCACATTCGTTACGCCCTTACCTAAATTATTCGCAACGTTGGCTACACCGTTACCAAAGTTATTACCGAGTAGATTATTGCCACCGTTATTGCGAGCAACATTACCAAGCATATTATTACCAAGCAGATTATTGCCACCATTATTACCTGTTACATTGCCACCCAGATTGCCACCATTATTGCTTGCTAAATTGCCACCCAGATTGCCCGGATTGCCCAGATTATTCGCAACATTGTTAATGCCATTACCAAGATTATTTGCAACGTTAGCTACACCATTGCCTAAGTTATTCACGACATTGGCAACACCATTGCCTATATTATTCGCGACATTAGCTACACCGTCACCAAGGTTATTCGCTACATTTGTTACACCATTTAACGTATTATTAAGTGCAACATTAACCTTATTGTTGAGTTTTCTCATATTTTGATGTAGATTGTTTATCATCTCTGCTCCGGGCACCCCCAAAGGAACAAGACTATTCACAGGAGTATTTAACTTGTTGTTGTTCATCTATCTACCTAACAATCGGAAAGGTATTTCAAAATACTGGGCATCTGTTTTTCAATATGCGTAGAAAAAGAGGGAATGCTCACATCCCAATTGACACCATTATCAGCTTTATTCGGAAATGCTATACCAAACCCCCAAATTCCTGGAGATTCTATAAGTTCACCCGTTTTACCATCGTATGATGTATTGATATTGCTAATAGATCGTCCTTGAAAACCCATTGCATAAATAACCCAGTCGGCTTTTCTTGATGCCTTAATCACTTGTGCCGTATCGGTCAGATGGCTGAGTTGTAGTTTAGAATATTTTTTGGATAAAATTGCGTCAGCTATTTCTGCCGATTCTTGCTTGATTCCATCATATTCACCATCACGAGCAAAATAAAAGGGTTTTGTTGTATTATAGAAAGCGACTGTCTGAATACCAAGCTCATGTAGATGTTTCATAACGAGTGTCCCACTATGTGACGTCCCAAAGACTAATACTCGACTACTTGTCCCTACGTATGTTTCTAAACGTGATTTTGTAAGCGCACATTCAAGTGGAATTGATGGAATAGGTAAAGAAAGTTGTTTCGGTTCGGCACCATGTGCTAAAATCACCACCTTGACACTATAATTTGATTTATCTTGTAATAAAACAGACCACATTGAATCTTGTTTTTCTATATGATCGACTAAGCCATGTACAACTTCACAATGACTCAAGAAATCACGCAGCATGTGTCGGAGAAGAGTTATTGAATGGTGAAGAGGGGCGGGTTTTGTCGGGTCAAGATCTTTCCATTGAGATAAACCAAACACGGCGAGCGTTTGACTCCATGTCGTATTTGATTGTACAGACCCCCATTTTCTTTGTAAATCACCACCATCATGATGAGGATCTACTATAATAATATCCTGTGGTAGAATTTTTTTCGATTGTTGAATATGCCAAAGAAACAACAGACCTGCCGCTCCACTGCCAACAACAAGTAGTTTCATCTTTTATTTTAAGATGTATTAATCTTAGATAAAAGTAATTTATACACCCTCCTCAGGCTGAGTCTTGTTGCCGCCGCGAGAAGCAATGAGCTGACGCTGCTGCGGCGTCGTGCAGACGCATCCACCATCGCATGAGAACGAGGCGCCACAGCACTCAGGTTTGCACTGATTGTTCTTGAACATGAACAAGGAATCGGGACCGGGGGCGAATTCAGCGCCCATCAACTTCTCGTCGGGCGCCGTGCCACGCCATGAACTTACCGAGTTGCCCGTTGAAAGCTTAACATTGTCATACGATCCTACAGGCTTGTAGCTTGAGCCCGTTCCAGCACCGTTCTGTAAAAAATAGGAAGTGAAGCCCTCGCTCATTCTGCCACCGGGCTTCATCGCAACCATCAATAAATTAGCCGCCAGTAAAATTACAAGACCTGTGATTAAGAATCCTAGACGCATGATTTCTTCTTAAGGCATTGGTTTTTCGCTGAGGATCTTGAGAAGGATTTCTGTAGCCTCCATTAATTTATCCGAACCAACTTCTGTAAAATCACGGACAGTACCGGAATGTGTTCCAGAATGAACCCAAAATGTACCAGACTCTGTAATTAAATGGAGTCCGTGCACTAATACCTTATCTACTTTTGTCTGCGGTGTCGGCTCTGACCAACGTAACCAGTTTTCATCTTGTTTCCACCAGACACCATCTGTATGCCACTTATCTCTTATGTAGAGAGGGTTCATCTTGACTTCTCCTCTATAGATACCCATGACACGCGTTGGATCACCCTTACTATTGTCTCCAATTAAGTCGCCAATTTGTATTGTATGAAGCGGAACTAAACGCATGTCTTTTATAACAAAGCAACTAGGTGAGAAAAGTGGATCCGTTATCGATGGAGTTGTATTTATTGTTGTATTTCCAAGAAGATGTTGTACAAGAATATCCCATTCACTATCAGTTCTCTCATCACCTTCGGGTATTTCCTCCCAGTCCTTAAAGAGAAGGATATCACCATTCAAATTCTTCGCAAAAATTTCTCTGGATGTTGTGCGCAGAGAATAAAGACGCTCCCCATCATAGGGCACTTGTTGTCCCTTTTCAGATAAAGCCACTGTAATCCATTGCTTATTTTCCCATACAATATGCGAACCACTAACATAAATACCATTGTAATTGTACATAGGTATATGAGGATTCCTTGTTGTTAAAAGAATTCCTTCAACCGTTCCTCCATTTGGCAGTTTGTCACCAACTTGGATTTGTGCGATAGGTTTTGTCAGACCATTTTGAAGAAGAACTTCTGTAATCGGTGCGAAACAGAAGACCTCTGTTCCACCCACTGCGAGACCGACGGATGCGAGAATTCCAATAACTGTTAAGATCATGGGTAGAAATGGAATTAAAACGAAAAACAGTAAAATGAAAATGGCAATAATAATTCCCATTATAATCATAACGACCTTAATTACAAAACTCACCATATTTTGCATTCCTACAAAAGCAGATATACCCATCAACAATTGTGATATTGAAATCGCAAACACACGATTCATTGCGCTCAAAAACTGTTGGAATATAATACGGAAATTGCCACCGATCAACATAAATCGCCGATAAAAAGGATCAATTAGTTTTCCAAAAGAGCTCGTGGCATTTGAAAGAAGAGTACGCATCATATTGAGTGATGTATCCAGGATACCAAGTACACTCGATTGATTTCCTAATAATGCTGTAACTGGTGCAAGCAATGTAATCATTACGCCTTTTGCGATTTGACGAATACAAAAATTCATATTTTCTGAAGAGAATTCACTTGCAGTTCCCTTGAACGAATCAGGTTTGAATAATGTACCCATGATCATGACAGGCAGATCACAGCGTCGTGTACTCCAGTTTTGTTTGATCTGTTCTATGTCAGCGGAAACAAGCATGGCTGCCAAACCAGCTGTAAGCCCTGCTGTTACTATAAAAAGAGGCACACCCTCCATATCCCTTTTCTTTCATATCATTTGTTCTGGCTATTTTTAGCCCGTATGTGTTCTTCATACAAATTCTCAGCATCAGGTGAATGAACTTCCATATAATCACGGAAACAGAGTCCTGCTCCTGTTTCAAGAACAGCCGAAGATACTAAAATGAGCGATGTAAATTCGAGAGAAAAACCCAAATGCCGAACAGGATAGAGAGATCCAGCTCTTTGCCACTTATTTGTGTTTTTACACCATATCAAAAGCCCAGCCCCAATAGTTTCGCCATTTTCTGTTGTACAAATATCATATGTTTCCTTTTTTACTGTTCCTATGACTTTACCCATGAGTGTCTCATCACCCAAGACAATTGTCTCAATTAATTTTAACGATCCATCTTTCATTTTTATCATTGTCCCTTCTGAAACAGTATTGCTGTATGAAATATCTGTTTCTACACTTATAACATTACCATTGACAATATCTTCAACCCATTTCATAGTTGTTGAATCACCGTCTTCTGTTTCATCGTAATCTAGAAAAACATAATCGCCAATTATCATACGATGATCGCTCGTATTTAAACAAATGAGCGGTCTTTGGATATTACCTGACCATGGGTAAGCCGGTTTTGCGTCAGGGTGTTCGCTTGCCTTCACCCATCTAGATCCATTCTGTACAAAATGATTTGTAGAGACGAGCGTGTTACCGAGAGTTACCATGGGCTGCCCATCGGCATAAAACTGAAATAAAGAGGTTACGACAGATCCTCCTTCCAATTCATCGTCCATCTTCACTTGTGAGATAGGAATGAATCCTTTTCCCTTGACATAAATCGGCGTATCAGGATCAAAACAGAATGTATCCAAAAACTTAAATAAGAATGTATCCCCGAAGTTGCTCATTGCCGTAATTCCTGAAATGGTCATGAACATCATTGCATTAAATGTCCCATAGAGTCGTTTCATTAATGAATTCATTCGCATGGCGGAGACACGAATATGATAAGTTAATTGTTTCATGCGATCCGCAAAATTCTGGAAAATTGTATTAATTCCACCGAGAAGTGTAGCAAATTGTACACGAATTGAATTTAAGATGGAAATAAACATAGAGATTGTTCCAATCATTGTGCCCAGGATTTGAAAGACCGGGGATAAGAGAGGTCCTGATTCTAATGTAAATATGTTCTTCATACAGTAATTGAAATTCTCACCCGTATCGTGTCCATAAAATGAAGCCAGCGGCATTACACCGATCTGACAACGGTACTTAGACCAATTATTCTTGATCTCTTGAATATTTGAAGATGATAGCATAAATGCCCAAATTCCTACCAAAACTAATAGTGTTAAAATAAATCCTATCATGGCGAATGCCCTCTGTTTAGAATGATAAAAATGATGATGTCCAAGATGAACGTCTTGAAATCATTATTTATTGATATCACATAAATTTAGACCGAACCCAGTTTCTGTCTTCTTCAAAGACATGAGATGCTTGCGGTGCCGTTCTTCTAGTATATTTCATTACTGCGTCCAGTTTATGAAATACATTGAGTGCTGTGTAAGCACTAACTGCCTTTCTTAAAGCGACGTGGCGCTGATCTCTCGGGTCGTGATACGAATATCCGTAGCGCGATAATTTGCCCTTGTCTAGCTTACCTATGCCCTTTCCTTCTCTAGGTCCTTTGCCAGGTAAACCTCTATTCTTAATACAGGCAGACTGCACAACCATCTTTGTTTTTTCAGGGTATACACGATACTTTGTACCTGTTCTTCTTCTCACAGTATAACCACGTTGTCTTAATCCTGTTGAATATCGACGTGTGTACCCCTTACGCCGAATCATTCCTTGCGGACAGCTTCTTGATCCTGATCCTGATCTTGTTTTAACACGAATACATCGTGCAGCTTGAAAAAGGGCACCACTTTTATAGGACGAATTCTTTTTATAACCGGGGGGGCACCCCTGAAATGCGTTAAAAGGTAATGATTTTGGAGCCTTTCGTGTTTGGCTAGGCATATCTATTCTTGGTTGGGAATAATTTCCGCATGCTCTAAAGAATTTGTTTTTGGAAACGAATTAATAAGATTTTTACTATACGTGAATGGAAATTCCACTAAATCACTGTATGCTGCTGAAAGAAGATTAGCACGTTCCATTCCTGAGCTTACATTTAGATTAAAGTCAATTCCTCCACCGCCTACAATTTCAGTACGTCCCTCCAACTTATCTTTAATGATCTTATAGAGATCTGCAGAATCTCTAAGATATTTATTTAAAACGGTGGTATCTTGCGATTCGCGTGTAACATCGTCAATCTGTTTTCTTTTCCAATCGAGGATTTTAGCACGAAAATTATTTTTATTTGCTTCTCTTTTATCGAGTATTTCTTCAGGAACCAGTTCTACTTTATCTTCATCACTATCACTGTAATGTAAATCGTCCATGTATCTTCTAATCCAAAGGTTTTTATGCGGCTGCATAGAGAAGAAGCAAAATGGAAAGACTTAAAAAAAGTCCGGCGCCCGTCTCTTTGACCCTTTCTTCCAAGCATGAACCGTAATCTTCAAAACCTTGCGGTTGCGGTATCCGTTCGGGAGGGGCAGAATCGTATTTTGTATCTGCGCCCGTTTGACTTTGTTGCTCCTTCGCTTTTTTCATAATACTGGCAACACTATTCGGATCAGATAAAGCTTTAGGATCACCTGCGTCAGGCGTAATCACTGGGATTTGAGTTGTTGTGTTCATCTTACTTACCGGTGATACTTAAAATTATCACCAATTTAGTCTATGAAGTCATTACTTCGTTAAAATAAAGTCACGACGTTATATGCGGGAAATTTGAAAGTATTTTTTCAGAATTCTATATAGACATAGAAATGGAGAGAAGAAACATTAATGAAGCCGTCGCGGAAGCAGAAGGAAGAGCCCAGGATTTTTCCCCTAGTGAGAGAGTCGTCTATGTAAAAACAATGATTGCACATGTGGAAGAACTCCAAACAAAAGGAAAAACACTTGATGAAATTAAAGTAGAAGTTCCCGAATTCATTGAAAAGTACAAGAATCTCTTTGAAATGATCACACAGGAGGGAGGCTATGACAAGCAGAATTTGAAGACAATGTTGGTTCTCTTAGAAAAAATGGATAAAGGGCTGTCACAACACCAAGCTTCTGTCATTGTCGGAAAGAAGTTAAGTGATAAATACATCCATGTAGATGATGTTCAGCAGTGAATATATCCAAATTCCTTATATTTGTTTATCATAGAATTTAAATATGTCGGAACACGAAATGTAGTACACCATTTCTGAGCATTATGAATATGTTTATTCCATGAAAATACACTAAGATTATTGTCTATATGCCGAAATGAATCAATAATTATTTTCGTTTGATTTTCTGTAAATAATGTTAAATGATTATCTAGATAAAGTTTTTCTTCTGGTGTCCAGTTGACAGTCTCGACAATCGGATACTCACCGCGTTCGCGAATACTTGTTTCCATAGAAACAAGTACTTGAAGAACTTCAGGTATACAACGCTTAAATCCACGACAGATGAGATACCGTTCGCTATTACACGGACGGCTCGTGGCTGGCTTGTATAGAATCCAGTCCTTGAAACAATAACTGATTTGCCGAATGAGAAAATGTGTCGGTTCACCAAAGATATCAAACAGTTTCATTACAAACAGCCCGTCAGGCTGTAGACACTGAAGACCAATAAGTGCAGATGAAATAAGAAGTGGATAGACATCCTTCTCCTGTGTAGAATAATCTTGACTGAAATCAAATCCTCCGTCGGCTGTATAGAGCATAACCTTCGGTGTACAGATTTCTACGAAAGACTGTTGATTTGCCGTTTTGTAAATATCACCTGTTCCGTCTCTTCCATAATGAATTGTAATTTCTGGATGCTTTTGTAAAAATGTGTGAGCACGTCTCCAACCAGGAATATTACTTCCATTAGGTTTGAGTGTCATTGCAGTCGCCTTTGAGACCTTCTTACGATTTGTCTCAGATCTATCCAGGAATGCCTCAATAAATCCACCAGGTCCTTCCGCAACATGAGCTGAACGTAGCGCATTAATTGCCTTAGGTAAACGATCATAGAACTGGGAAATTTCCAGCATTTCAATCATCTTGAAATAAGAACGACTGAGAGGTTTCTGTAAGGCAAGTGAAGGCGGGAAAAAAGGCGCCTCATTTGTGTAGACGAGTTCATAGGGATTACTGAGTTTTTTGACTTTTTCCCATGTGTGATTTTCCTCATAGGGTGTAATTTTCTGCTTGAGGATATTAAGATCCTCGTGTTCCTTTTCTCTCCATTCTGTTGTCCATGTTATTTGATTTAGACTTTGTAAGAGTGCAGGTAATTGAAAGACGAGCCCTACCCAAGGCGGCTTTTCAGTTAGTGGTTCCATACCTTACTTTGATGTTTGGCGTTTAGCCCTTTTACGCCTTGTTGTCCTTTTTTTTGACTTACGTGAGCCGCCGCCCATCTTTCCTAAATTTCTTTCAAATACAGCAAGAGCATCAATTGACTTGCGATTCATAAATTTTTTTTCTTTTTTTATGTCTTCAAGAGAACGAAACATGATCTCAAATAATTCACCCTTTCTATTTGCTTTCATTGTAGCAATTGCATCATTGATAGGTTTTTTTTCATCTGTCGATACATTGTATGTATAGACAGTATATTCAGATTGTTGAAGTACCCTTAATTTTGTAGGATCCAAATCATATCCAACTTCCTCGCCAAATTCACGTAGAGCCGTATCAAGTGGGGTTTCAGTACCCTTAGCACCACCTTTCGGAAATCCGAATTTATCATTAACTCTTCTGATGCTATAGCGCCCTACACGATCAGCTGTAGTTTTATTATCAATTACATATTGTGTTTCTTTATTCTTTATCCAATCTTCATCGAGTTTTACAAACTCATCGTTATCTGGCGTACCAATAGGAATATCTTTTTTATTCTCGTAGCTAGATTCAAATGCACTTACAATGTAAAAAATATCATTTTCTTTATAATAAGCAAGCACGAGTGCACCTGGCATTTACCCTCTACTCGGGCTCAATAATTTGTAGATCCATGTCGGGTTCCTCAATGAAGACTCCAGCTGGAGGCATCGTAATATTCATCTTCAATTGTGTTGAACTACAGAGATCAGTGTCAGTCTCATAGATCTCGGCGTCAATCTGCTCATCTGTAGGCGCCTCCTCTTCATCCTCCTCATCGCCCTCACCCTCCTTCAGCGGCGGTAGACCCTCCATCAAACGGATGAGCGCCGACTCATCCAAGAGAATCTGGGCAAATGACGTCCCTCCGCGAATCGGCTGCCCCATCATGATATTTGCCGAGACACCAGTGATCGGATCAATCTCGCCAAACTGCGCCGCCTTCAAGAGAATCTTCTCTGTCTCCTCGAAGGACGCCTTCGCTAGCGGACCGATATCATTCTTGTTAATGCCATAGCGGTCAGCCGACATGAGACGACCGGTTCGCGTCATCACGTCGACGAGAAGACCAATGTGCCTATAATTTACACCAGCCTCCTCAAAGAGATCTGTAATTTCATTCAGTAAGGTCATTCTTGTCGCCTCAACACCCAAATTCTCGTAGATATCGTGCGGGTGCGTAGAGAGAACGCGACGACCATCGACTGCAGGGTGATTCATAACCTCCAAGAAGTTTGTACCATCCGTCTCCAAAATATACTGTGATACCTGCTTGTACTCACCATTGACTTCCTCGACATACTCCTCCTCCTTTCTGAAGTTGACTGACTTGATTCCAGGGAGTCCACGAACAACTATGCTGTTCAACAGACGATTCTGGAACTTCTTCAAATTCAGTAAGTCATCCATTATATCATCGCCTGACGGATTCAAGCGGATTCTCATAATGAGCTTTGTGCTATTAAAGTCCGAGTAGACCGTGTTAATCTCCTTTTGGAAGCGATTGTCCAAGACAAATGCGATATCATCCATCGTAATGTTCTTATTAAACATCCGCTCTCTATCGAGTTCAAGACGGAGCATCCACTTACTCCACTTCTCAACTTGTTCTTCACCGTCATCACCCATCTCAAACATCTTGTAGAACTTGATGATATCTCTGTCGTCCGCAAGGACAGTCGCCTCGTCCTTCGGGTCATGATAAATCGCCGCCTTAACCGTGATGTCGCGCAACAAAGTTAGTTCCAAGTCCTGCGCAACCTCGCGCGCCTTGTCCTTGATACTGCGAAATTCGGGCTTTAAGAAGACTGTGAGCGCAATCGCCTTAGGATTGTGTGTAACCTTAAGTAGTTCTTCTAAACGGGGAACACCACGCGTCATATTGCTCTTTGCAGCTACACCAGCTAAGTGGAAAGTATTGAGTGTCATCTGCGTTGACGGTTCGCCAATACTTTGAGCCGCGATGATACCTACAAACTCACCTGGCTGCGCCCAGCTCTGCCAGTTCTTCATTACAAGCATCTCGCACAACGTGTCGAACGCCAACTTGCTGAAGCGCTCCTTCATGATCAACTTGTGCGGTGCACAATGAAAGCGGAGAAGCGCTTTCCAGATACCATGATATGTCTGAGTCCTTTGGAAGACGCGCTCAATGCCGTCCAATACATAGGTAGGCACCAGGTCAGTCCGATCCGTCGGCTTCAGACCAAACTTGACCTTCAAATTCAAGAGGAGACGCTCAATGTTGACCGGCGCGAACAAGTTCGTATCCATCTTACCGCGCGCCACGCCCTCTACAAGCATCTTTCTGTCCTGGAGAACCTTCGCGACGAAGGCAGCCATGACTTCAGGGTCAGGATTGACCTGTAAACCCTCCATGTAAACACCTGTCATGTCCGCTCCGTCCATCGTAAACTCGCGCCTGATGTCCATCTCAGTCATCTTCGCTAAGCCGATTGATACGGACTCAATCTTCGTCGCGTTGACTCCATCCTCACCATAATGGAACTGTACAATGTTACCACGCGCGTCGCGCACAGTTCCATCATACTGTGTCGTCAAGTCCTCCATCGCCTTGATAAGACGGCGCTGGATGTAGCCCGTCGTCGCCGTCTTAACAGCTGTATCAATTAGACCTTCACGACCTGACATGGCGTGGAAGAAGAACTCCTGCGGTGTCAAGCCTCGAATGAACGACGACTCAACGAAGCCGCGCGCCTCCGCGCCATCATCATACTTCTTGTAGTGCGGTAGCGTTCTGTCAGTGAAACCGTAAGGAATTCGCTTACCTTCAGGCGCCTGCTGTCCTACACACGCCATCATCTGTGCGATGTTGATCGTGGAACCCTTGGAGCCCGCGCGCACCATGGCTACAAGACGATTTTCATCGGCGAGCGACGATAGACCTGTCTTACCTGCCTCCTCTGTTGCCTTGTTCAGCGAGTTGAAAACCTTATTCTCAAATTCCTCCTGGTTGGACTTGCCTGTGTTGTTCTCAAACAAGTCCAAGTGAATCTGTAACATAATGTTTTCAACCTCCTTCTTGCGCTTCTTAATGTCCTCCTCGATCTTCTCCTTCGTCTTCTCATCGGCTACCATGTCACTGATACCCACGCTAAAACCATCGTAGACTAAGAACTGTTCGATCGTATTCTGTAGACAGTCAATCATGTTGACTGTATCCGTGGGGCTGTAGTCATTAAATGTTACGTGGATGATACCCTTGCTCGGCTTGGAATAGACATCCTTGTCGAACTGACCCTGGGTAATATCACCCTCGCGGATCTTTACAAAGTTCTCAGGGCGCTTGTCATCCTTGTACTGCTTGTTGCCCATTTCCAAGTTAATCGGCGGAATGATCTGTGAAAGAACCTGCTGTCCCGTCCAACGACCGTTCAGACCACGTCCCTTCGGGACACGACCCTCGAAACGCTTATTCCACATCATCAAGTTCATAAACTCACGGCGCGTCAGCGCAACTGACGGGCGCGTGATTCTGTACGATCCCACCAGCGTGTCCTGAACAATGCCGATTACAGGAATACCTAAGCGCGGGCTGACGATCTGCATGGGCACGGCGGCAATCTCCGTGAGCTCCGTGCTAGCCTCATAACTCTGCGGAATGTGGGCATTCATCTCATCGCCGTCAAAATCGGCGTTGTAAGGAGCTGTGACTGAAACGTTCAAGCGGAACGTATTGAACGGCAGAACCTTCGCCCTGTGCGCCATCATTGACATGCGGTGAAGTGTCGGCTGACGGTTAAAGAGAATCACGTCACCGTCCATCAAGTGACGGTTAACCGTGTCACCCAAATGTAAAACAATCTCCTTTCTATTCACGTGCTTCAAGCTGATCATGCGTCCATCCTTGCGCACAAGAGTCTTTGCACCAGGATACGTATCAGAACCATTCTGAACAAACTTGTACATCTGCTCCCTGTTGAAACGAGTAACCTTGTCCGGAATTGTTAAATTCATCGCAATCTTCATCGGAACACCGAGCTCGGCGATACTCAAGTTCGGATCAGGTGTGATGACGGAACGCGCAGAGAATTCTACACGCTTGCCCTGGATATTGTAACGAATACGACCCTCCTTTGAGCCAAGACGCTGCTGAATACTCTTTAGAGGGCGACCACTGCGCTGAGCTGACGGTGCGACGCCAGGAATCTGATTGTCGACTAAGGTCGCAATGTGATACTGGAGAACATTCGTGTACTCGTCAATAATGTTCTTATTCGCATTCGCGTCAATCTTCTGCTTCAATGTAATATTGGTCTTGATGATATCAAACAACTTGTGTGTCAAGTCATCCTCAGAGCGCTGATTGTTGTCCTGAACAACGCTCGGTCTGACCTGCGGCGGCGGGATGGAAAGAACCGTGCAGATCATCCAGTCGGGGCGGCACCAATAGCGAGAAAGCCCGAGGAAATCTACATCCTCGTCTGTAATACGCCGAAAGAGACGAAGCACATACTCAACTTCCAGAATTTGGCGCGTCTTCTCACTCGCCTTCTCCTTACCAGCCATGCCCGCGGCATCAACGGCTCCAGCACCCTCAACGTTGTCCCACTCAGCGACAATGCGCGCGATTCCATCACGCACAAACTTGCGCGGCTTTCTGGCTCCGCAACCGTCCTCTGCTTCTTGACCGCAGCGGCTGATGTTCGAGCACTTATTCAGCACCTCTCTCCAACGCGCCTCACCACGTCTCTTCAAGAGATTGCTATGAAGTTCCTTGTCGATCAGTAATCTGCTGCACTGAATACAAACACAGCTCAATACATTTAAAATAATGGGAAAGAACTGAATGTAATATACGGGGCGCGCCAAACGATAATGACCAAAATGACCCGGGCAGTTATGATTTGTCTGACCACACGAGCGGCAACTTTTTCCATTATCAATTACACCCATACGCGGATCAAAGAGACCACCGATCTTCGGCTCACTTCCGTCGTAAGTCACCTGGGTCACAACTTCTACGACGGAGCGACGCTCTATTTCTTCAGGACTGAAAATCCCAAACTGAATTCCAACAATAGGTTCAATTTCGGAGTTTGGGCGTACTAAACCACCAGGCATTTATATCTACCTTCTTACTATCTTTCTAAGTGGGCGACATTTCCTCAATTTTTAATATCCTCCTCAACCATTTCCTTAACGAGCGCTGGAAAACTTGTTGATGATGACCAACCTAGCATTTTACGTGCCTTTTCTGTATTTGCAAGAAGCGTTTGAACCTCTGCTGGACGGAAAAACTCCGGATTGATTTGAACACGCAAGATTTCCCCGTCATAGCCCTTCTCATCGACCCCTGTAGAAACCCATGTAAGATGATGCCCAGGAAACGCAACCTCATATGCGAGTTCCATGAACTCACGAACACTGTGCTGCTCCCCAGTGCCTAAGACAAAATCCTCGGGTACATCCTGCTGTAAAATGCGCCACATGCCATCCACATAGTCGCGCGCGTGACCCCAATCACGCTTAGCATCAAGATTTCCAATTTCGAGAAAATCTTTGCGACCGTGAAATAAGTCAGAGATACCAAGAGTTATCTTTCTCGTCACGAAATCCTCGCCTCTTCTGGGACTTTCATGGTTAAAGAGGATACCATTCACAGCAAATAAACTATAACTCTCACGATAGTTTCTGACAATCCAATATGCATACAATTTTGCCACACTATAAGGAGACCTTGGGTAGAAAGGTGTGTTCTCATTCTGAGGGGACTCTGCCACCTTACCATAGAGTTCACTGGTACTGGCTTGGTAGAAACGTATCTTCTTAAGTCCTTTTTGACTGCGCATCCACTCCAAAATGTACAGCGGAGCAAGGGCATCTACTTGAGCCGTGTATTCTGGCATGGAGAAAGAATGATGTACATGACTTTGTGCCGCGAGATTATAAATTTCAAATCGATCATATTCATCGGGCTGCCATATGGATGTAAGAGTATTCCGTAAACTTGCTGAATCTGTCATATCACCCGTATGAATTGTAACGGTATTCAAAATATGTTGTATCCTTGTAAGATTCTTATGATTGGATGAACGTCGCGAGAATCCATGAACTTTGTACCCCTTCTCGATCAGTTGTTCTGCTAGATATGAACCATCCTGTCCCGTTATCCCTGTAATAAATGCGAGGCGCTTTGTCATACTGCTTATGATTTTAACAACAACTTTAGATTGTAGCTGTCTTGAAAATACCGATACGTTCATTTGAATTATCGAATGAATCATAACACATCTTCACATTGACTTTCGACAAGTCAAGATGTGACGCAAAACAATATACACTGCTCTCCAATAAATGTATCTCAGAGGCATTTTCCAAAAGAACCTTATAATCAAGAAGCGGCTTATTTACAACTAAATTTGCTTTATAGTAATACTGATGATGAGGTTCATAATGATTCTTATTTAAATCAAGAATGAGTACATCAGGTCTTTGTTTGAAAAGCGAATCCCAGATTGCCAATTTCTTATTCTGTGATTCCTGATGTACGACGAAATACTTGAATGGGCGAACATCATTGTAGAGCGCAAGCGCGGTTTCTGTCGTCGGCACATAAAAATATGTTGTTCTGATTTCCCTTGGTAACTTAAGGTCGTCGTAGAAACAGTGGGGAAATTCATAGATGCGCGGGTTTGCACTATGGTAGCCGCAGGCAAAGACCTCCATTCCGAGATTGGACTCGATGTTCGGTTTCGCTGCTGCCTGGAAAGGCTGTATAACAGAATCATCAATTACAGGAAAAAGTATGATTGTCGGATCATCAGCGTACATTTGTTGAACATTTTTTATATATTTTTCCTTACAGACAACGACGACTTCATCGTAACACGTGGCGAGGTAACGGACAGCACCGCACATCCAGAACATATCGCCTAAGCCGAGATGCCCATAGAAAAATGCCTTTTTCTTAGCATATCCCTTCTGCTCTCTGAGCTTCGATGAGACCAAGTGATTGAGTTTTACCTTGACGCGGAAACGGCGATCGTTTTCCTTTAGGATTTCTGTACAGATTTGCCCAGCCTTAATTTCACTGACTTCTTTTTCATGAAAACTGTCCTGTAGATTCCAGATTGTCAGATTAATCTCTTTCAGAATTTTGTAGTGCCAGGGGAAACGGTCCATGTACGTTTGTAGATTCTTGAGAAGCGTGTACCTTTCTAGAGTACAGTCGTCCCTTCGTTCATCCTGAATTTTATCGCATTTTATATCTAGGATTGTGAGCTTATCAAGAGCTTCACCCACAGATACAGGTAATGTAACCGACATAGATATCTAAATAAATAGTTCTTTAATATACTAGATGGCACATTTTAGAGAAGTTGAAGATGATATTTCACGCGATTATCTCTTGGGAGATGGTGGAACCGTTATAAAATTCAATTCAGGGAAGGCGGAGATTGTTATTGCAGATACGAGGAAATTTGGACCTATGCTTTTCATGAATGGTGTTCTTCAACTTGGTTCCAGTGATGAACACATTTATCATGAAATGCTTGTACATCCTGTAATGTCTACAGTAGAATCTCCAAAAAGAGTCTGTATTCTCGGTGGAGCAGATGGTTGTGCTATACGTGAAGTATTGAAGTATAAGTCTGTAGAGCATGTAGATCTTGTTGATTGGGATACGAAACTTATTGAGTATCTGAAAGTACATGGGCGTATGTGGCATCAGGGATCTTTATTAGATCCTCGTGTTCATATTCATACTGTAAATGTACTTGATTTTGTGTCTTCTGTAAAATATGATGTGGTGATTGTTGATCTGTTTGATCCTGAATATAAGGATTTTAATTCAGGTGGGTTCTGGTCTAGCCTTTTGCCAATCTTGAACTCGTTTCGTGAAAAGGGTGCGTCTATTGTAATCAATGGGGGTGGAATTCTTCCGTGGAAGATTGGAACCTTTGAAAAACTTTATTTAAGTACTGCTTCTCTTTCATTTGAACAAATAATTCCTTATAAAGTATTTGTACCGTCTTTCACAGAAGAATGGGGGTTTATTATTCTTACAGATAAGCCCGTTGCGCTTAAGGAAAATATACAGTTTCGGTATTGCTGTCAAAGTGCATATGAAAGAGCCTGCTTATGGGAAAAACCTTACAGGGCATTTTCCAAAAATTGACAGCGTTATTGGCATTTAGTTGGGTAGAATGTCTACTTTCTATCGTCTTGAGCTTCAGCCGACCGAGCAGGGTCTACAGTATTACAAGGATGAGGTGCGATCAAATGATAATGCTGGGTATGATCTATTTGTAGCAGTTCCTGGTGCGACGACTTATGCTAAGCCTGTTACTCTTCTTGATTTGGGGGCGCGGGCGCGTATGGTTCGTTGCGATGCGAATGGCGAGGAGGAGGTCCATTATTGGCTCGCGCCGCGCTCGTCTATCTGGAAATCAGGTGTTATGATGGCTAATAGTATGGGGATCATTGATAGGACTTACCGCGGTATTCTCATGGGCTCTATAAGTGCGATTAGCATTACGAATCCTGTTGCGATTGAGGCAGGTGTGCGTCTCTTCCAGATTCTCGCGCCTGATATGGGCTGGATTAAGGAGGTAAAGATTGTTGAGAGCCTGCCTAAGACAGTAAGGGGTGAGGGCGGATTCGGCTCTACTGGTAAGTAGAGACGTCTGCGACCTTTGGTAAGTAGAGACGTCTGCGACCTTTGGTAAGTAGAGACGTCTGCGACCTTTGGTAAGTAGAAACTCTGTAATTAGTAGAGATGGCGCAAAAAACCAGAAAAAATGGACATCAACTATTCAATGATAATCCACGAGGTCATTCGCGCACGACAGGAATAGGGTACGGCAGCGCACTAAAAGCTCGCAAATCACTTAAAAAGATTTACAAGAAGCCAAGAGCCTATCAAAAGCAAGTAGCAACCACAATGTATTATAGAGCAAAATATCATAAATATCAGACACCTGGTATGCGTAATGCTATGAAGGTTTATGGCAAATTTTTAAAAAATTGAATTTTCATGCGGCTTTTTTACTCGTACACACAATAAAATGTCTAGCATTATTCCTAACGAGTTTCTCTGCCCGATCAATCTCTCGATCATGAAGGATCCTGCAATTGCACCGGATGGACACACGTATGAGCGCACTGCGATCACAGAGTGGCTTCAGCATAACACGGTTTCGCCTTTGACGCGCCAACAGATGTCTGCAACTCAGCTGCGCTCAAACCACGCGCTGCGCCAGACAATCGAGCACTGGGTTGCCGCGCATCCTCTTGCTGCAGCAACAGCTCTTGCACCAACCTTCAAGGATGTACCTCTTGAAGTAGTGGCAAAGAAGTACACGATCGGTACACAGTCCTTTGTACACGTGGAAGTTGCTGCTACCGGTCCTGCAGAGCGTCAGCCCATCGTCTTTATCGCCATCGTTGATAATTCTGGCTCGATGGGCGAGGAGGCTTCTGGTGGTGATAGTGCCGAGTCTTTCGGATTCACCCGCCTTGATCTTGTAAAGCACACGATTAACACGATCGCTGCGATCCTCGGTCCGCAGGATCAGATCGCAATCGTCAGCTTCAGCACGTCGGCACGTGTTGTTCTGGCGCCAACGCAGATTGACGACGCCGGTAAGTCAAAGGTCTCTGCCGCTGTAGCCACAATTCAGCCCGATAGCCAGACAAATATCTATGATGGTATTCGTCAGGCGGCTCTGATTGCAAACCAGCCTGAGCTCAACGGTCGCAACATTGTGGCGGCGCTTCTCACGGATGGATTCCCCAACGTGAATCCGCCGCGTGGTATCTTGGCAACGCTGAAGGCGGCAGCACAGCAGCCGAAGTGGTCTCTCCATACCTTCGGTTTCGGTTACAAGCTTGATAGCAAGCTTCTGGCTGAGCTTAGCGAGTGGGGGGCGGGCATCTATGGATTCATTCCTGATTGCTCGATGGTCGGTACCGTCTTTATCAACTTCATTGCGAATATGCTGACCACTGCGTCTCTTGGCGCGACGCTTTATATTGATGGGCGGCGTCTCTCCTTCACCGGTCCTATTAGGCACGGACAGAGCTGGAATGAAATGATTCCGTGGAATGACAGTATGAAGCAGATTTCAGTGGATGGCACGACCTATGTAGATATTGAGCCTGCTCTTCACAGCGACGACTTCGTTCTTGCGTATCACACGTTCCTTACTACGCTCAAGGAGATGATCGAGATGGGAGGGTCATCTAATCCTCTCTCCTCATTCAGAGATAAGTTCTTGAATACGACTAACGATAAGGTTAAGGCATTCCTCACTGATACTGATCCGAAGGTGAGTTCCGAGGGTCAGGTCTCCATGTCCACGAAGTATTGGTCTAAGTGGGGTGAGCACTATCTGCGTTCGTACTACAGGGCTCAGCAGCTCAAGCAGTCACTGAATTTCAAGGATGCGGGACTCCAGATCTATGGTGGTGATCTCTTCCACTCGATCCAGGATCAGGCGGATACTGCGTTCTGTACGCTGCCGGCACCGAAGCCGTCTGCAGTGCCTGCGCCAGCGCAGAATTATTATGGTGCATATGCATCTGCAGTAGCAGTAGCGCCAGCAACCATGGCATCTTTCCATAATCCCAGTGGTGGCTGCTTCGCTGGCACTTGCCAGGTCAAGATGGCATCTGGTCGCTCAAAGGCGATCAAGGATGTAGAGCCTGGTGAAGGTGTCTGGACCCCGATGGGACCTGCAACCGTTACTGCCCTTGTGACCTGCGGCTCTAAGGCGCGGTCGCAGCCCATGGTTCAGCTCGGTCGTCTCTGTATTACGCCGTGGCATCCGATCATTAATCCCATTGTCAAGGGTAACAAGGCGTGGGTCTTTCCCGCAGATCTCGTTCCGCTCCAGGATCGTCTGATTGACACGGTCTATAATCTGGTACTTGATAGTGGGCACGTTGTAGATGTTGAGGGCTACGAATGCGTCACACTGGGACACGGATTCCAGGATCCCGGTGTGAAGCACGACTTCTTCGGTACTCATGCTGTCATTAGCGATCTCAAGAAGCTCCCTGGCTGGTCAGACGGTCGCCCGACGTTCAAGAATCTGACGACTGTTCACGATCCGAGCACAGGACTGATTTCTGGCTGGGTAGATCAGCCGTGAAATTAGAGACAAACAAGGAAGCAAGGTAAAAAATGAATTCTTTTTTCACAGGAAATTTAGCAAACATGAGCCTTGAACTCTATGTAGGACCGATGTGGGCTGGTAAATCGTCAACCGTCCTAGGAACTCTTCGTCGATACAAGAGTATTGGTTGGAATATTCTTGTCTTAACGGCTTCTGCAGATACACGCTACGGAACTGAAATGATTGTGAGTCACGACAAGGATTCGTATCCTGCGCGATCTATCCAGCGCTTAACGCCTCTTTGCTACGATCCCGAGTACAGTGGAGCACAACTCATTGTCATTGAAGAGGCACAGTTCTTTCCTGATCTGTATGATTTCGTTATCAGTGCTGTCGAGAAAGATAATAAGCATGTAATTTGTGTTGGTCTTGATGGTGATAGCGATAGAAAACCGTTTGGTGATCTACTTCGGCTTGTGCCTTTATGCGATAAGCTGACGAAGCTAACGGCGCTCTGTTCCGACTGTAAAGATGGCACTCCTGCCCTGTTCTCATTCTATAAAAATTTGAAGTCAACTCAGGTTCAGGTTGGAGCATCCGAACAATATGAACCACTCTGCAGGAAACATTTCCTCACAAAAACTGCAGCCAAAGAAAAGAATGAATGATGCTCGGCAGTGCCCCTGGTGTAAACGTTGGTCTCTCAAAGATAACGCGTGCTCCTATATCTTTGCTTGTGGCTTGGATCACAAGAACAAGTTTCATAAAGATCTTGGTTGTGGTCGCTCCTGGTGCTGGGATTGCGGTTTGAAATACTGTACTTTATATTACAATCCTGAAACGGGTAAACAAGAGCCAGATGCAAAAGATCATCACAATGCTCTCTGCTGCCGCAATGAATCTGGATTTAAGGAGGAGGACTATTGTAAAGGTGGTCATAGTGGACATTGTGGTAAGCGATGGCAATGACACCAGTAAAAATTGATTATTCTTACCATTTTTACTAAGCATCATGTCATCAGCGCTTAAAAGTTTCGCCCTTGCTCTTTGTCTAGGAGGAGTCGCATGGACCTCCACGCGCGTCTATGCGACCTATTGTGTTCCCGCCGGTTTTACCGGTTTCTTACAAAGCCTTGTAACCATGGACAGTTCTCCGTGTCAGGCTGTCTTCGCTCTCATCTCACACTCGCATACATTGTATGCCAGTATGATCGCGGCTCTACTCTTTGGATTCTTCTCACTCATCACCGAAGGAATCAGTTTTGTTACGGGACGACCTTTAAATGAATGTTCACCGCCCGGTAAAACTAGATAGCTTTCATTTACGGGGATATAAAATCTCATACTATAGAAAGTATGTCAATCATACAGTCCGGGGGAGGTTCTTGGGATGAATATTGCTATTGTTGTGGTTTACCTTTTTATTCTGAAAACTCTTATTTAGCAGAAGATTCTGCCGATAAAGAAAAGATTCTAGATAAGGCAAAGTCAATGAAAAGTCAACTTAAATGGCTTGAAAAAAGCATTGGTCTAGATTCAACCAATAACTTACTTTTTGCTTTGGGAACCGGTGGAGATACTGGAGACA